TACAACATAATCAGTTATCACCATTATCCCTAATGGTACAAGGTGAAAATACAATCGGAGCTATTACAAGTTGCGCCGATGCCTCAGCGACCGTTGTGTACACCTTCCCACATTCACACAGCATGGTATATTATCAGGTGTTCGTGAGGTTACATGGAGTGACCACCACCAGTGCGAGCGACTATGCAGCCTATGCGTTGATTGCGGCTGATTCTTCCCCTTCGATACTCCACCAGGTTGACGGGGCAAAAATGAAAATAACTGTTGTTGGTTTAAACATTCTGGTTACTCAGTCAAATGGTGCTACAAGGAATGTTGCTATAATTGTTAACAGATTTTTTAATGTGCAACCCACATAAGGGTATAATGGATAAAGATATCAGCCAAATCTTATCTCAATGTAGTGTCTCAACACAGATGACTGCACTCACTTTCTTTCCTGAGCGTTTCAGTCTACCTTTTGCTGAGAACATTCATGGAAAGATATTTGATCTAATAGATGGGCCTTCTCAAAAGGTAGCTATTGCTGCACCTCGTGGTTGGGGTAAGACATCTATAGTTGCACTTGCACTTATGGCTCGCTGGATCTTATTTCGTCATACTGGATTCATTGTCTACATTAACAAGTCTCATGATGCTGCATCACTCCAAACCGAAAATCTTCGTCGTGAGCTTGTAACCAATCGTGAGATAAAAGCTTTCTTTGGCTCATTCAAATCTAGAGAAGTAGAGAACAAAGAATTTGATGAAGTATTTAGTAAAAAAGCTTGGGTTGCATTTGACACATTAGTTTGGCCTCGTGGAGCTGGTCAACAGGTTCGTGGTGTTCTATTTAGAAACGACCGACCAGGTCTAATAGTGATAGATGATCTTGAGGACCCTGAACAAATAGTAAATGAAGACTACAGGAAGAAGCAATATGAGTGGCTGTACGCAGATGTTGTTAAGTCTGTACCACGTATTGGACCTCATGTAAGAGATTGGAAGATTGTTTACATTGACACTCTTAAACATGAAGACTCTGTATTGCAGAAGTTACTTGACTCTCCTGAATGGACTTCAGTACGTCTTGAAGCTTGTGATGATAACTTCCAATCAACAGCACCTAACTTTATGTCCAACGAAGACATAATGAAGGAATGGAATCAGCATGTTGCAGCTGGACAGACAGATGTATTCTTTCGTGAACTACGTAACCTTCCTATTTCAACAAAGGATTCTTCATTTAGATCTGAGTACTTTCATTACTACAACATCCCTCACGATATGCACAGAACTGATCTTGATCTTAATCTACTCGATGTTGAGGTTCAGCAAAATAAGAATATTGAGACAGTAGTTATTCTTGATCCAGCCAAAACGGTCAAGATTCATTCGGCTGAATCTGCAATAATTGGAATAGGTATCGATCTCAATAGTGCTAAGATCTTCGTTCGAGACATAGTATCTGAAAAAATGTATCCAGATGAAATCTATGATGCTTTATTCAAAATGGCTATAATGTTAGATGCAAAAGTAATAGGTGTTGAGGAAACTTCATTAAACGAGTTTATCAAACAGCCTATTAAAAATGAGATGTTTCGGCGTGGAAAGTTCTTTGAATTAATCTGGTTGAAAGCTCGTGGAGGCATGAAAAAAGAACTTCGTATAAAAGAACTTGTACCATATTATAGGGGTGGTTATATCTATCACAATGCTCTGTGTGCAGGAATTAAAAAACTTGAACAGCAACTTCTTATGTTTCCTCGCTCTGCTCTCTGGGACTTAATGGATGCAGAGGCTTACATAATTGAGATGCTTGAGCTTGGAGAACGTTACTTCAGCCCCAAAGAAAATCCTGATGATACTGAGGCTGAATACAAAGAGTTAGATTATGAAAAACCTATTGATAATTGGAGGTACATCCAATGAACTTAGATCAAATTCTAGGTGGAATTGTTATAGCTTTACTATCTGGTATAATTGGTACAGTTATTGGTAGCAAAGGAAGAGTAAGAGAAAATCTATGTGATGAGCGTCGTAGTTCTTGCTCTGAACTTATTGCTGAGAAGATAGACAACCTAGCAAAGATTGTAGAGAAGCTTGAAAGATCTGTTAATAATAAACTGTTGGGTTTATGAGATTGTTTAATTATTAAACGAACTGAGGAATAAATGGCACTTAAGACAGTAAGAATAGGATCTCTTGAAAATATCACTCAATATGATAGTGCAGATTATGATGCTGCTATTGAGACTGATCAACCAATAAAGGCTGGAACTCCAGTTGGTCCTAATGATGTTCTAAGATTGAGTGATGTTGGAGTATCTATAGGTGATGTAGTTGGTCCTGTTGGGGCTATAGATTCAGATATTGTTGAGTTTGATGGTCTAACTGGTAAGAAGATAAAGGATGGTGGACTAACTCATGCTAATGTTGATTCTGCTATAGCATTGAAGCATGCAAGAACACATTCTATAACTTGGCCTTTTGATCATACATCTACTGCTACACCAGGTAAGATACTAAAGGCAGATGTTAATGGATTGCCTATAGATGCAACAAATACTGATGCTGAGGTAGCAGACGCTATTACAAAGAAACATAGTAATGCATTAGATCATACTCAGGGTACTGATACTGCACTTGGAGCATTAGGTACAAAGAATCCACCTGTTGATGCTGACTTAGTAGTCTATAGAAATAGTGCAGCAGTATTTGCTTTGGTAACATCAACTTGGACTCAGATCAAAGCATTCTTGAAAACTTACTTTGACACCGTTTATGGTTCCTTAGGAGTATCTCATACACAGGGTACGGATACAGCTCTGGGAGCTGTAGGAGTTAAGAACCCTCCAATAGATGCAGATAAAGCTGTCTATCGTGATAGTACAGCTGGAGATGTCTTAGTTACTTCTACATATACACAGATTAAGGCATTTTTGAAGACCTACTTTGATTCTATTTACCAAGGTATAGTATCTATTTCTGGGCAGATAGCTTTCCCTGCTGTCCAAGTACCAAGTGCAGATGCAAATACACTTGATGACTATGATGAATACACCGCAGCAGATGCCTCGTGTACCGGTGCATTAACTGTGTCGGCTGTCTGGAAGCTTGTTAAAATCGGGAAAGTTGTCACATTGCAATTACCAATTACTTTAGGGACAACATCGGCAGCAACAAATTTTACTTATGGTGTAGTTATCCCCACAAAATACAGACCGCCATTTCAAATATTTTTCCGTGGAATACACATAACCGATGCGTCTGTTAACCTGGCAGGTACAGGAATTTTAGTCATAAACATAAACGGTACAATAACCATATATAAAGACGGTACAGCGTCCGTTAATTTTGGTACATCGGCAGGGTCAGGATTGAGTAACGGTGCAGTTGTATCGTGGATAGTAACATAGTGTCAATAGGCTCTTATAGTGGAGGGTTTATGATATTACATAGTAAACAACAAAGGATTAATAGGAGATCTAAATGCCCTACATAGTAAAAGGTGAACCATCATCCTGGAAAGATGATATTTACAGCCGAGAAATCTTCGACTATGAATATCCTGATGGACTTGATCTAAAACCTGGAAGTGATTTTCATAATAAACTTCGTGACAAGATCTGGCAGCGTGCTAGAGAATCTCGTAATGAGATTTCTAAGCGCTTCGACTCTTGGCGTGAAATAGATAAGACATTAACTACTTACATCCCATTAAAGGATAAGGAAGAAGAGCTCAAAAAGACTGATGAGAATAGACCTGTTTCCATTGTATTTCCATACAGCTACTCAATGCTCGAAGCATTGTTAACTTATCTCTCAATGGCCTTCTTTCAGGATCCTATGTTCCAATACGAAGGTGTAGAAGATGATGATACAGTAGGTGCTATGTTAATGGAGCTTGTTATTCGTCTTCACTGTATCAAGAATAAAGTACCTCTTGCAATTCATACAGTGCTTCGTGATGCTCTTGGATATGGAGTGGGAATTGGAATACCTGAATGGACAATGAGATATGGTAAGAAACCTGTGAAGTCGTCTGTAATTACACAATCTGAACTAGGAGAAGATGTGCAGAATCAAGTGACTATGGTACAATCTTTACTCTTCGAAGGTAATTCACTAAGTAATATAGATCCCTATATGTGGTTGCCAGATCCATCTGTTTCAAGTGTAGACATTCAAAAAGGTGAATTTCTTGGCTGGGTTGAAAGAGGAAACTATATGAATTTGCTGAGTGAGGAAAGTCAGCCGAATTCATATCTATTTAATGTTAAGTACTTAAAACCTAAAAAGGATAGAAGATCAACTCTTGCGCTTGATCAAAGTGAGCGACAGAAAAAGTATGGTGGATCAACTGATATAAATAGAACAATGACTGATACATTAAATCCAGTTGATCGTATAAGGATGTATGTTAAACTAATTCACAGAGACTGGAAACTTGGAGAAAGTGAATATCCTGAGAAATGGTACTTCGAGCTTGCTTCAGATGATATAATAATAGCGTGTGAACAGGCTGAACATAATCATGGGATGTATCCTGTGTCAGTAGCAAGTCCAGAATTCGATGGGTACTCTATTACACCAATAGGAAGATTAGAAGTCCTCTACGGACTTCAACATACATTAGATTTTCTCTTCAACTC